GAAATGGGCGCGAGGATCGGGGCGGCACCCCCACGATGCCGCCCCGCCTCGCCTGCCGTGCGCGCGGCAAGCGAGGATCAATAGAGCGACAGGACGTTGAACTCCTGGCTGAACAGCCCCGGCTTGCGCTGTCCGGTCGCGTAGGGAACCTTGCGGAGGAAGCCGAGATAGGTCTTGGCCTGCCGATACGTGGTCGCGTCGGGATCGAGGCACACCCAGAGCGGTTTGCTCTTGCCCCGCGCCTCCATGATCGGGCGGAACGTCGCCTCGAACTCCGCCTCGCTCTGCCATTCCAGCGTGAAGTTCAGCGTCCGCATGATGGCCCCCGGCGTGATGTCCGGCACCCCAAAGCGGCTGAACTCCACCTCGCTCATGTCCTCCGCGCCGAACTCGTAATCCGGGTTGTAGAACCGGCTCGACTGGACCGCCTGCCCGAGCACCAGCGATGATGCCTGGAAATCCCCGGTGTGGCCGGTGATGTCGATGCGCCACCAGCTTGCCGATACGGTCGAAGGCAATTCGAGGTGTGAGTGGTAGAGGCCGTCGCTGCGCGTGATGGTCGGGTTGATGAGGTTCACCGCCCCGCTGTCATAGGGAGCAGTGCCGTCGACCTGGGCCTGCGATGTCCCCAGCCGCAGCCGCAACTTCGTCGAGGTGCCGATCGCGTTGGCCGCTATCAGGGCTGCGAAGTTGATTGACTGCGCGGAGCCAAGGTTGCCGCGCGCCCAGACGTTCGTGGCCCCGCTGGATTTCCAGACAAGGCCAGCGGCGTCCGTCTCGCCCAGATTGCTTGCCGGAAAGCCTGAGGCTTCGTTGCCGGTCGCGATGGTCCCGAGCGACAGCGGAACCACGAACATCGGTTTGCGGATTGCCATGAATTACCCCCAGATAACGGCGGCGGACTTGCCGCCTGCCAGGTCGATTTCGATCTGGCCGATGAGAACCTTGCGGTTGATGCCGCGCTCGGAGTCGACGAACTGGCCTACCGGGACGCCGGTTTCAGGATCGAGCGTGGCCATTTCCGCCGTGCCGCGCACCGCCACTTCGAACAGCCGGCGCTCGGATGAGAACAGGGCTTGGCGCGCGTCGGCGATCACCTGCGCGTCGGCCACATTGTCGAAGAAGGTCGGAACCGGGTCGGCGCTTTCCCGCGCCAGCGCGCCGTGGCGGGTCTGGACAGCGGTGGTAGTGGAGGTGGCACGGCGGAACGGCTCCCTGATGAGCGCAGCGCGGGCGGCTGTGGCGGTCATGGCAATCGCTCCTTATGCGGGCCAGCCAGCCGCGATGGCGGTCAGTGTATCAGCGAGGTCATCGGCGGACAGGGAGGTAAGCACCATCGTCTCTGCCTCGTTCGACCATGCACGGATTGCCGCGATGGATGCCGCCCGGTCGGCGGCGCCCGGAGCACCTGGGTCCGTGATGTCGTTGATCTGCCGCCATAGCGGAGCAATGGCCTCGATGCGCCGCCCCGCCTCTGCCTTGATCGCGGCGACCAAGGAGTCAGCGACGCGGCCGATGGAGAAATCGAAGGCGCCGGTCGCCGGATCCACCCCTTCACCAAGCTCGGCGCGCGGTGCGCGCTCCAGCGGCCAGACCTCCACGCCCTCGCATTCATCAGCATGGCCATAATCGGCGGGATGATGCGCGATGCTATCGGTGAAGCGCAGCACATAGCTGCCATCAGGAGCGACCAGCGCCCAGAGTTGCGTCGTCATACCTTGGCTTCCATGTTGGCGACGCTACCGGGCGTGCAGGTGCGTCCGGTCGCGTTGCAGGTGCCGACAAGGCGGATGTCATAGTCCCCGGAGCCCAGCCCGCTCTTGGTCTGGGCAACGTAGGCATATCCGGGCACCGGCTCGATGAACTCGAACGTCTCGCCGTCATATTGGCCGGATGTGGCCCATGAGCCGGTCACGCCGGTTGCGAAGTCGTTCCAGCTATTGGCCCCGGCAACCGAATACTGCCACTTGAACGTCATCGTCCGGTTGATGGCTCCGATCCCGGCGACGAAGTAATCCAGCGATGCCTGCCCATAGAGGCTTTCCCCGCTTGCCAGCGTGATCGTCTTCACCGGGGAAACGATGGCCGTGTAGCTGGTCGTGTCGATCCCGACGAACTCGCCCCCGCTCCATGTAATGATGGCGCCGGAGCCACCCCCGCCGCCGCCCGATGGCGGGGCGGCCAGTTGCTTCGTGAGGCGGAGCGTGATCTTGGGCTGCGCCACCCCGTCGACCGTCACCACAAGGTCGACCGTCGCGACGTTTGCTGACATGGCCGAGATGGTGACGTTACCCTTGGTCGAAGATCCGTTGGTGTTGTTGACCGCGAAGGTGCCGCCTGCCGCGTTGCTGAGCGCGTAGGTCGTGCCGTTCGCCACCTTGATCGCGGTCGCGCCGCGCTGAACAACCGGCGTCCACAGCACGTTGCCAAGGTCGTTGGGTGATACATCGCCGAGGTAGGTTGCAGGAACCGTCCTGTCGGTCGTCATTTCCACCTTGATCTGCGCCGATGAGGTCACGTCAGCCCCGAACTCGCTGCTCGGTCCCGGAGCGAACTCGGGGAACGCGGTCTGGTTGCTGGCAACGCCCATGATCGAGGGTTTGGTCAGCGTGATCGACGCCGCGCCCGCGCCGTTCGAGGTGGCGTAGACTTCGAACACGGCGGATGTGGCATTGGCCGGAGCCTGCGCGATGATCCGGTGAAGTAAGGCGAAACCGCCGACCGAGGTTCCGGTATTCACGAGGTCGACCGAGCCGATGTAGGAACCGGCAGCGTTGCGGAAATAGAGCGTCGCGCGGCTTCCGACCGTCGCGACAGGGCCAGTGAAGCCGACCCCGATCGACGCCGCCAGCCATTCCCCGGCCGTCACCGGAACGAGATACTGCGAACTGGATTTGTCCGAACCGAAGCTGATGACCTGGCTCGCCGCGGTAAAGCTGAACGACATCTTGGCATAGTAGAGGCCGGTATCGACCCCGGAGGTATAGGTCGGCGCGGCAAGGCTGCTGGGGTTGTAGATCATCGTCCAGCCCGCCAGCCCCTTCTCGAACAGCGAGAAGCGGACCCGGTTGCCGGTTCCAAAGGGCAGCGTGTCCCGGTCCTGCGTGGCGAGGTCGCCCTGGCCGACGATCGAGTCCGCGACGATCAGGGACGAGGCAATCTCATCGGCACTATGCACCCGCCAGACGCGCTGCGCGCCCAGAACCGTCTTCCAGTAGGGCAAGCTCACCGACTTCTCGTTGGTATCGAGCACCTGCGGCTTGGTCGCTCCCTGCGCGTTGAGGGTGATGGCCGCCGAAGGGGAAAGGCTCACCGGGGCAGTGAAGAACTTGCCCTTGAGGGAGATGCCGGCAACCCAATTGCAGGACAGGGCAATCTCGCGCGCCATGTCCGCGAACTCCACCTGATCGCTCAGGAACAGGTTGATCGGGTAGGGGACGCCCGTGTCGAAAGCGGTGAGCGAGGTCGTGTTGAGGTCGCCGGTCGAGACTCCCGCGATGGTCGCAAGCGCGGAGATGATCGCGCCGGGCAGGCGCGGGGTGCTTGCGCCGACCTTGTGGCCCTTCACGTCCCCGGTGATGACGCCGTATTGCGGTGCGCCAAGCCGGACCAGGCCATAGGCAAGGCTCGTCGCCCATCCGCCGTTCGGGATCGTGGCGGCCACGAGTGCGGTGTAGTTGGCATAGTCGCCGCTCGATGCCGGGAAGGCGGAGCCGCGCTCGTAAAGCGTCGTAACCCCTTCGATCGGGCCATAGCCGCTGAACTGGTAGACGTTGTTCACCGCGTCGATCAGCACCGGCTCGACGTTGGTAGCCCAGCCCAGCACTAGCGGCTTGACCTTGCCCTTGAGGCTGTCTCCGCCCTCAATCCCGCCAGTGCCGAAATAGGTCGCGGTCAGGACGTTGCGGGCGAACTTGCGCTCGTCGACCGCCGCGGTGAGCGTCCACCTGCGCTTGGATCCGGCGTAGTCGCGCACGTTGCCAGCGAAGCGCGCCGTCCACGGCCATGCGGTGCCGACTTCCTCCGCATAGACTTCGATCGGTGCCCCGGCCCAATAGTAGGTTTCGACGGCGGCGACTCGGCGCTTTACCGGGCCAAGCGTGAAGGCCAGCCGTGCCTCCCCCGGTTCCACCGCAGCGGTGAAGTCCCCGTTCCACGTCCGCATGGACAGGACCGGCGAGGTGGTGAGCGCGGGCACCCAGACGTTTCCGCCAAGGCCATTCACCCGCGCGCCCATATCCGCGTCCCCCATGTTGGAGAGGTAGATGTCGACGCGGCTCCCCGTCGCGGTGTCCATCGGGGACACCTTCACCAGAGTTGCGATGGGCATCAGTAGTAGCTCGCGTAGGGGGTGGGGAATGAATAGCCCGACTGCGCGCCGCCGTAGCCCTGCGCGATCAGTGCGCCGAGGTTCTGGTTCACGGCGGCGAGCTGGCTTTCGAGGCCCGTGAAGCCGTTCACCAGCACGCCGGTCTGGCTGTCGATCGAGCCGGTCAGGTTATCATTGGCCGCGAAGGGCGAGGCCGCCCCGCTCGCGCCGCTGATAAGCGCATCCTGCCCGGCGAGCGCGGTGCGGCTGATGCCGGTCACTTCGGCCAGACGGTCGAAATAGCCGGACTGGCTCCCGAACATCTGGCGCTCGATGTCGAGCAGCGCGCGAGCCGCGTCGGCGAAGTCGTTGAATGCCGTCGCGTCCCCAGCCTCCACACGCGCCCGCAGCGGGTCGTACTTGGCGACCGCCGATGTCTGGCGCTCGCGCAGCGACAGCGCGTCGTTGCCGGTCGTGAGGTCGTTGAGCAGCCCACGCAGCGCGGAGGTCATCTGCTCGCTGGCCTGCTTGATCGCTTCGGCGCGCTTCAGGTCGTAGAGCTTCTGCGCATCGGCGAACTCCGCCGCGCTCGCGCTGCCTTCCGTGAGGGCAGACACGATCTTGCGGAACTCGGCATTGAGTTCATCGACCGCATAGCCGACCGGATCCGTGATTTGCTTGAGCTGCTTCGGGATCGACTGGATCAGCGCGGCCTTCTCGATTGCCTTCTGGAGGTCGCCGCCCGCCTTCAGGATGTTCTGCGCGGCCTGAGTGATGCCGGTGATAGCGCCGTCAGAGATGGCATCGCGGACAGCAGCCTCAACTGCTTTTTGGTATGCCTCATCGCCTTTGCCGAATACCTGGACATCTGAATATTTGGATTTCAGCTCACCTGACCGCCCGCTAGTCGAAATGCGCCACTTTCCATCCGTCTGTCCAATCGAAACCGCATAGTTACCCAAAGATGCACCAAGCGCCTCCATTATCTTGTCCAGAGAACCAGTTACATCATTCCCGGCCGTAGTCGCATCTTCAACGAGTTTTTTATCATTCTGGCTGATCGTCATTCCCGAATTGCCGAGAACAGCATTCCCATATTTGGCCTTATGGCCAAGCAATAGTCCGGCAAGTATTCCGAGCGGGCCAAGCATAGGAATACCAAGTGCAATACTGCCAGCAGCGCCAAACAACCCGCCAAGTCCAGCCGAAACACCCTTGCTCAGCTTGATTTTCCCAAGGAGTCCGCCGACTACCGATCCGATGATTGAACCGCCGGGGATCGGCAAGAATGATCCGAGCGCTCCACCGACCTGCGAGCCAGTCGAACTGAACCCGATACCGAGCGATTTAGCCAAGCCATCGACAAGGCCGCTGGTCTGAAAACCGGGCAGGGCTTTCCCGAGCAAACCTCCACCGCCAATACCGATGCTGTCGAGCAAGCTGAGGCCAGCGCCAAGTGGCCCGCCGACCATATTACCGACAACGGCCCCACTCAGCACCCCCCCGATCTTTCCGGGGAGCATAATGCCGAGCGTTGCAATGGCCTCAGTGATAGGCTTCGCAAGCCTGGCTTGCATCTCGGAGAAATATCGCTCGGGGTCGAGGCCGAGCGCCGTTCCAGATTGCTTCAGCGAGCGGCCCATCACGGTAATATCGGGGGTGCGCAGATCCTCGATGATCCGGCTCAAGCCGTTGTCATTGGCCGCGCCGCCGAACGCCGCACCGAACAGGCCGTTCTTGATCGCCGCGCGGTTCACGCCGCCGCCAATGCTGCCAATCAGGCTGTCCAGCCCACTACCTGCGCTGCCGGCCGCGCCGGGGTTGCGGATGCGCTGGGCGGCATCGTTGAAGGCGTCGGCAACGCTCTTGGCGCTGTCCCCGGCCCGCTTCGTCTCATCCGCGAAGAAGTCGACGCTGGAGGTGACGCCGCTCTGCTCCTTCACCCACTTGTCTAGGTCGCGGAACATCGGGCCGAAGATCTGCTCGACCATCACCTGCGCGTTGAGGTTGCGGAACACGCTCTGGAGGTTGCCGAAGCTGCCGTTGCCAGAGAAGATCGAGACAAGCTCCTGCTTCACCGAGCGGGTCGCGTCGAGGTAATAGCCGATCACCTGCTGGCGGGCGCGGAGTTCTTCCGTCACCGCGCGCTCGGCGCGTACCATATCGAGGATATTGGTCTTCTGCTGCTCGGTCAGGTCGGCGTTGCGCTGCTCGTACTGCCAGATGATCTGGACCGCTTCAGCCTCGTCTTCGCGCCCCTGCGCAAGCAGGCGCTCAATCTCGACGCGGCGCTGGGCGTCCTCCGCCAACTGGCGATAGGGGCGAACAAGGGAGTCCTGAATGGTGACGACGCCCTTCTGAGCATCCTTATAGGTCTGCACGAGGATGGCTCGCTGCTCATCGGTGAGCGAGGCGTTGTTGACCAACTGGTCCTCAACATCAGCCATCGTCTGTTCGAGTTCGCGGGTCGCGGCATTGGCCTGGTCGATCAGGCGCGGCTGCTCATCGAAGCGCTCATTGATCCGCGCGACCTTCTCCGCGCTGGACTCGGCGAAGCGCTGCATCTGCTCGGCGGCTTGCTGGGCTGCATCGCGGGCCTTCTGGCCTTCCTCCGCTACCTTGGAGGCATCGAACGGGAACTTGCCCTTGCTGGGGTCGACAGGCTTGCCGTTGACGCGGACCTCGTAGTGGAGGTGCGCGCCGGTCGAGCGCCCGGTCGAGCCGACATAGCCGATCAGGTCGCCCTTGTTGACCTGCTGGCCCTTGCCGACCGCGAACTGGCTGAGATGGCCAAAGCGGGTTTCGGTCCCGCCGCCGTGGTTCATCTTGATCAGGTTGCCGTATGCGCCAGCGAGCGCAGCAAAAGAGATGGTTCCGGCCTGCGGCGCATAGACGGGGGTGCCCATCGGCGCAGCCATGTCCAGACCGGCATGGAGGCGGTCCTTGCGCTGCTCAGCGAAGCCTCCGGTGGTGCGGTAGGACCGGAGCGGTGAGCCGTAGTCGGCAAGGTCGGCGCGGCCAGAACTTGAGCCGCTACTCTTGCGCTGCGCTTCGAGGTCGCGCTCGCGAGACTTTCCGATTTGCGTCAGCGTTCCCTTGAGCGCAGCGGTCAGCCGTTCATTTCCGACAGCGGCGCGGGTCGCCGCGGCCGCCATATCATCGTACTTATTGTTGATCGCAACAATTGGGTCGATAGCTGCCTTGGCATCACGGACGGCATCCTGAATTTTCAGATTGCCCAGCGCCTCCGCGATAGTCGCGATATTTGCAGCATTCTCAGAAAGCCGACCACGCGCGATATTTGCGGTCTGCGCAGCAGCGACCCGCGCATACCGAGCTTCTTCACCGCTCATCCCCTGCCCGGCGGTAAGTGCATCGGCATCAGCCTTGGCAAGCTGCGCGGCCAGTTGTTGACGGGTGGCGAGCGCATCCTTCAGCCGCGCCTCCGCACTCGCCAGGTTGATCTTAATCATGTCTTCGGTCGACTTGCGCGCCCGGTCTTGCTCCGCGTTGTATTCCTCAAGAGCTTTTCGAGCGGCATCAGTCCCGAATCGGCTTTTTTCCAGCGCATCGACCAGAGTGAGGGTCTTGCCCTTACTTTTCTCCGCCTCATCGCCAGCGAGAATATAGCGGTCAATCAGTCCGCCGATCACCGCCGAAAGGCCTACCACCGCAATCGACCATGGGCCGGACATCAGCGATGCGATCTGCCCAATGCGGTTCGCAGCCTTGTTGCTCGATCCCTCAAGGCTGGTGAGCGCGAAGGCAAGCTGCGGAATCTGCTGAGCGAAGACAACAGACGCGCGCTGCCCGCCGTAGAGGCTGATCGCCACGTCCTGCATCTGCTGGCCGACCTGGACCATGCCCATCCGCATCTGGCCCGATGAGCCGGCATTACGGACAAATTCGGCGTTCAGAAGCTCCATCGCCTGCGTTGCTTGCTGCTGGGTGATAATGCCCTGGCGCAGCGCGGCATTGACCATCTCGGTCGACTGCTCAAAGCGCATCTGCGCTGCGGCCGCCGGGTCAATCTGCTGCAAGAGGCGCTGCATCTCCACCGATACGCCGGAGGCCATACGTTCCTGCTCTCGGAACGCCTTCTCGAAAACCGCAGCAGACTCGCGGGCTGAATTGGCGGTACGGCCAACCTCCAGCGCGGTTCCGCGATACGTCGCCTCAAGGATCTTGGCGCCTTCTGCCGCGCCAACCTCAGCGCGGCGAAGTTCGTCGAGCGATCGAGCCGCCTGCTCCTGCTCTCGATACATGGCCTCGAACACGGAAGCCGACTCTCGGGCCGAGCGCGTCGCATAGCCGATTTCGAGCGCAGTCCCGCGATGAGCCGCGGCAAGCATGGACGCTCCTTCTGCCGCACCAACTTCGGCCCGGCGGAGATTGTCCATCTCGGCCCGGAGGCGATCCGCAACTTCCTGCTGGCGCACCATCTCAGCAAGCGCGGAGGTGGTCGCGCCGTTGTTTGACGCTGCGCGGAAGGGATCAAGGCCGGGGGCACTCAGCGCGTTGACGTTGCGCTGGCTCTGCTCAGCTACGTTCGCAGCGCGCGCGACATTCTGCATCGAGCGGACAAGTTCATTGTTCTTGCCGATCACTAGGTCCGTCGCGCTCGCGGTCTGGTTAAGCTGGGTCTGGACTTGCTCCATGACCCTGACCTTCGCACGAAGCTGAGCCGCACTGGCTTCCTCCGCCCGCGCGAGTTCGAAGGCTGCGCGGATTTCCTCGGTGCGCGCTCGGTAATTCTCTCCAGAGGCGATTGCCGCTGCCTTGGTCGCTTCGGCATACTGGCGGGTAGCGTTGGCGACCGCCAAGCTCTCGCGCTCCATCTGGCGAAGCTGCTCGATGTTGAGGTCCAGCGAGCCGAGCTCATTGCGCGGGATGGATAGCGCCTGGGAAATGGTATCCTTCACCCCGGCCATGGCGCGGCCCAGCGCATCGCCCGCCCGCTTCCCGGCGCGCTCTGCATTCATAACGAACTCATCGAACGCGCGCTGGTTCGGATCGCTGCGCGCGGTGATGAAGATCGGGAACTGCTGCCCTTCAGACATGGCTACTGCGCTCCAGTGGAGGTGGTGAGGATGAAGTCGCGGCTCATGTCGGCGGCGACCTTGCGGGCAATTTCAGCGGGACGGGCGCGGGCCTGCCGCGAGGTGTAGGGAATGCCGATGAAGGCGACGACGAACTCGCGGTTGACGAAGCCCCTCGGGGCCTTGCCGCTCTTGAGCCGTCCGCGCAGCGAGCGAGCACGCCCGGTCGCCGCGACCGCGCCGGTCTTTACGACCAGCAGCGGGCGGCCATTGATGTTGGGGACCAGTTGGAGCGGGCCAATGCGGGTATCGAGCCCGTTCTCGTTCCACAGTGCCGGGGTGAGGCGGCGGCGATCCCTGCCCTTGCCGACAAGGCGCTGGATGTCGCGGCTCGGGATCCACAGCCAGCGCCCCTTGCGCGGTTTGATTTCAGCGCCTTGGGTATAGGCTTCGATCGCGCCCCGGCTGCGCTTGGAGCCGGAGCGGACGAACACCCAGCCGGAGACGGACCAGCCATCGCCCTGCCGGTGAACCCGTCCGCCCTTCTTGAGGTCGCTGCCCGAACCGAGCGCCATGCCGAGCTTCCCCAAGCCCGCCGCGGCCATATCCGACCTGATCTGCTCCTTCGCCTTGGTCGCAGCACGGTCGGTCGCGCGAAGCGCCGCCTGCTGGATCTTGTTGTCGAAGGCGCGTTTCAGCGCGGGCATGGCCGTGCGAACCGGGGTGAACTCGGCGGTGAACATGGCGCTCAGTCTTTCTTGCGGAACTTGGCTTCGCAGTCGAACACGACATTGAAGGCCGCGATCAGCCGCATAGGCTGCTCGATCAGGGGGCGTCCGTCTGGCCAGGTGATTCCTGACATTCCCCCTCGGCAGGACATGGCGAGGTCGACGATTTCCCGCTCGAAGTCGTATCGCCAGGAGTTGAGGGGGTTTCCGTCGATTTCTCCGACATCGGGGATGTTGAAGCGTCGGCCTCCGCTGCCACCTGCGAACCACTCAGGGCGGAAGTAGCAAGCAGCAGCGATGCGAAGTTTTTTTCCGTCTCCTTCGGGAGGTGGAACGCCATGAAGGCCATGTTGCGCAGTTCGGCGTAGGCGTCGCCGGCATTGAGGGAGTCGACCCCAAGGTCTTCGGCGCGGTCGCCCAGCCACTCCTCCAGCGCGGCGAGGCTGCGGCGCTCGACCAGGCCCTCGGCATCGCGCTCAAGGTCGAAGCCCTCGACCGCGACCAGCACGACCGACAGCGCCACCTCGGAGGCGATGAAGTCGCGGCGGACGTTGGCCTTGTTCATGTTGCAGAGCACGGTCGAGTTGGCCTGCAAGGTCTGCATGATCCCGACGATCCACGCCTGCTCATCGGGATCGAAGTCGATCTTGGGGGCTGGCGGCAGTTCGGCTTCAGGGTCATCGGCCAGAGTGGCGAGGCAATCATCGCGCCAGAGCTTCTGCTCGGCGGCGAGCACCTTGTTGGCGGCCCAGAAGCGGCGGGCGGTGTCGATCGCGCGGTTCTTCGCTTCCTCGCTGTTGCCGGGAGTGCGGCCCATCTCCTCGATCATCGCCTCGCGGATTTCCTCGTCGTTGTAGGAGACGAGCCCGCGCCCGGCGATTTCGGCCTTGTAGGTATGCTTGTCGCGGCGCGTGCCGTAGCGCAGCGTGAATTTCGGGGCGCCCTCGATGCCCTTCAGGGCGTCGGGCGTGTATTCGAAGGTCTTGGCTTCGATGGGGATCGTGGGGGACATGGCTTGCTATTCCTCGTGGGGAAAGGAAAGCCCCGCCCGGCGCGAGCCGGACGGGGCTGGAGGGTTGTCAGGGAGAGGTGGATCAGAACCCGTAGGGGAACTGGATCGACATCGACTTGTTGATGCCGTCGATCATCAGGTTGACCGAGCGGGTAACGAAATCGCCGCCAATCTCGGCATCGCTGAAGCCAAGCCGTGCGTCGGGGATGCCGAAGCTCACGCACTTGCCTGCGCCGCCCTGGCCGTACTGGAGCCACATGCCATGGTAGCCCTGCGCGGCGGCAAGCTGATTGAGGTCAGCCGTCGCGAGCAGCACTTCGTTGATGTTCATGGTTGCCGAGCGGCGAACTTCGGTGACAACCGGGGCCTCGCCGCCGCTTGCCGAGCCGGGGCAGGGCGCGCGGGCGGTCTGCATCTGGAAGTCGACCGTCGCGCCCGAGCCGCAGAACGACTTGCCGCCCAGCCAGAAGTCCGCGTCGTTGAAGATCGGCATGGCGCCGCCCTGGGCGATGGTCGGGGAGGCTTCGTCGACTTCCGGGGTGCTGGGGTGAACGTCGCCGGTCAGCGTGACGGACAGATAGGTGAACGCAGTATCGCTGTTGTTCGACACCTGGAAGTTGAGCTGGAGCGACGAGACGATGGCATTGACCATCTTGTAGCGCTTCTTGTCGAGCCAGTAGTCGAACGAGGCGAACAGGTCCGGCGCCGTGTCGCTGTAGAGGTAGCCGAGATAGGGCGGGATCGTGATGTTGCCGGTCAGGCTGGTTCCGAACGTCTCCATGAAGGTCGCCGTCTTGGTCGACCCTACATAGTCGCGGATCATCGACACCTGCTTGAGGCCGCTGCCCGACTGGCTGGACAGGATGGCGCACAGGCCGTTGTAGGCGTCGTCGGTTGCGACGGCGGGGGCCGGCAGGACCGCGCTGGTCGTGGTGCCGGCAGACACCGCGCCCGAGGCGAGCGCAGCGGTGGTCTGCGAAGTCTCTGCAAAGCGCGCCAGGCGCAGCAGGCGGCCCAGCACGAAGGTATCGACGGCGGGCGGGGTTGCGCCGCCGGGACCGCGGATGATGACGTTGAAGCTGACCGATCGCGAGCGACCCGTCATGGTATCGCCGGGACGGTCGACGGTGCCGGTCGCCTCCGGGTTGGCCAGGGTGTAGGTTTCAGTCGACGGGCGCAGATCGTAGAGGATCAGCGCGTCGCTCGCGGCGGTGACGGTGGCGGGAACGTCAACCGCCGTCTGAATCTTCAGCGCGGCGGCGTACTTTTTGCCATTGAATGCCATGTCGGATTACTCCTGATCGGTCGCCGGAGCGGGCGCAGCGCCCTTCTTTTCCGGTGCGGGGGGGAAGGGGTTGGAGAAGCACCCGTATTCCGGGGTGTCGGTCGTCTTTTCTTCAGCGTCCTGCGCCATTGCCCTTGTCCTTTCAGTCAGTGGCGATTGAGGTGATGTCGGCGCGGGTGGTCCAGTATTGGACGGTCACGCTGACGGTTACGGCGCCCCGATCCGGGGCGAGGTCTTCAAGGCCCGAAACGGCGGTGATGAAGCTGTCATGGAACTTGCCGCCGAACGTGCGGTCGGCATCGAGCACGCCGGAGATGGCGCCGAGCACCGCATTAACGCGCTCCTGCACGCTCTTGCTGGCGGTGACGCTGGCCCAGACGCCGATCGCCACCTGCGCGTTCCAGAAATAGGAGGCGCAGGAGGTCGGCGTGGTTGCTTCGGCGCCCTGCCATGCCAGCGCGACAAGCTCGCCCTCGCTCTCGCTGATCCGGTCATCTTCCTCGCGGTCGACTTCGACTTGCAGGCCAGCGGCCTCAAGCCCGGTCTGCACCGCGCCGAGCACTTCAGTAATGGCGGCCATGTCAGGCTCCGGTTTTCGCGACGTTGAGAATCCAGTGCGCGCCGTCCGCAGACGTTTCGACATTGGATGGGCGGAAGCGCAAGTTCGGGCGCTTCGGAAGGATGATGGAATCGCTGCGAACCGGCTCGTTCGGCCAGTCCGCCTTCAGGATCATCAGTTCGATCGCCTGCCGTCCGCCGACCGAGCCAAGCGCGGCAATCTCACCGTCGCCGTAGTCACCCTGCACGGGCACGGGCTTGCCGTTGATGGTGATGATATGCGCCAGCGCGTTGCGGGCGGCGAGGTTCACCGCGCTCTCCATGTCGGCGAGCGTCTTGCGGGTCATCAGCTTGCGCCTCCGAACTTGGGGGAGGGGAGTTCCCGCTTCAGTTTCGCGCGGTATTCCTCCCATTCAGCCTTGGTGCGCGCATACCATTCGCGCCACGCCTTCACTTCGGCGCGGTCGGCGTCGGCGTCTTCGCTGCGCTGGATGAGGTCTGGCCACGGCAGGATTGCCATGGGTGTTTCGTCAGGCAGTCCAGCCACTCCAGCATCGTCGGACCCTGCTGGCGCGTCATGTCCACCGGAGGCGGGGAGAAGGCTGGCAGCACCGCCGGAGTTGATACAAGCTGCGGCTCGTCCCGGCCCCCGCAGGCGCAGAGCATCAGCACGAGCAGCATTGGCGCGAAGTTCCTGGGCATTGCGTGCTCCAATTTCTGCGGCGATCTGTGCGCCGCGCTGGTCGAAGTTTTCGCGCCAAGCCTGCGCGGCGGCGTTCATCTTGTCGAAGGCCCCCCGCCACGCTGCGTCCCGCTCGACGCTCGCCTTGGCGTAGCCCCGGTTATAGGCAGCTTTGACCGTGCTGGTGTGCCACCACCACGCGCCGCCCAGCGCCGCGAGCCCGGCGATCACCAGCCAGACCTTCGGCGGGATGGCCTGCACGATGCCGGAGAGCATCGCCCACACGCCGGGCGCGAAGATCCGCAGCGCGAGCGCCGCACCGCCGAGGCCGAGGGTGGAGAGGATGAGGGACAGCATGTCATAGCCCCTTTAGGCAGATCGCTCGTTCGGCGCGGCGGCGGTTGGTCAGTCCCGCGATTTCACGCCCGCCAGCACGGTTCCACTTCAGGAAGGCGTCGCACGCCTCGCGCCAGCGTCCGGCGGAGAACAGTCGCGCCACGCTGGAGCGGTTGTAGTTGGCGACCCCGATGTTGTAGGCGAGCGAACTGGCCGCGACGATCTGGGGATCATGGCCGCGAAGTTCGGGATTGCGGGCCAGAACCGGCCCGGCATAATCGGCGAGCCGATCCTCCAGCATCGCCTTGCATTCGGCATCGGTATAGCGCGCCTTGGCCTTGCCCTGCGTTTCGCCATAGCACCACGTCAGCACCCCTATGACATCGCGGTAGGGCACGTTGCTCTTGCCCTCCCACGTTCCTACCGTGGCAATCAGCGCAGCGGCGGCGGCACCGCCGATCATCTTGGCAAGGCGGCTTCCGCCGGGCGCTGCGGCACGGCCCGGATCATAGTCGCTCGGGTAGACCGCAAGCGGGCTGCGCTGCGGCTCATTTCCTGACGGCATCAGCCTTCTCCTTCAGTGGCTTCTGCCGAATGTTCGCAATCAGGACGGGCACGATGAACACGAGCACCGCCGTCGCGCCGGCTGCGAAGCCTCGCCATTCCGAGGGAAAGTTGCTGACCAGCCCGACAAGCAGGCCGGGGTTCGACATGATGGTGCCGACGATGGCGGCGAAGATACCTGCCAGCCACGTCGACCAACGGCGCCACCAGAGCCGCCAGTGTGCTACGAGCTTCATGTCAGTATCCTCCAATCTTGCTGTCGAGGAAGTGCCAGACCCACAGCACAGCACCGCCAATCAGCGAGGGGATTCCAACCGTGATGAGCCAACGACTCATCCCAAGCGCCCCGTCGCGGCGCTGCTTGTCCTCGATCAGGAGGTCGAGCTTGCGGTTGATGTCCGCGTTGACCTGCTTGAGCGCCTTGATTTCGCGGTCGCGGTCGGCCCGCGACGCATGAATAGCCGTGATCTGCGCTTCAGCGGTCGCCATGCGTTCCGCGAGCGTTGTGCCCCCTCGCGCCATGTCAGACGGAATCCGTATCGTTCGGCCCGCGAACGCCGCCCGTTCCCATGCCGCCGGATGAACCGCCCCCTTTTCTGAAGGCCCAGATGGCGACCGCCGCCACAAAGGCAGCGGCGATGAGATATTCGTAAGGCATGAAACCTCCTCAGGCCGCGCACCTTGGGCGGCCGGGTTGGGCCGGAGCGCGAACGCTCCGGCCCGTCACGGGATCAGACCGGAGCCTGGTCGCCCGCAGTATCATCGGCGGGAGCGGAGGTGTCGCCCACGCCATCGACGGCGCCATCAGCAATCGCGTCGGCAATCGCCGCCTTGACTGCGGAGTTGGCCTTGGCCCAGCCCTTCGGAGCCTTGACCATACCGCCCTCGATGAAGCGGTCCAGCGCGTGTTCGGGGATCGCCGGCTTGCGGGCTTCGTCGAGCGAAGACTCCGGGGCGCCGACAACCTGGCCGAAGCCTTCCACGAACACGGTGAACTCCACCAGTGCAGTGCAGGGGATGGTCTTCATGGGAAGCCCCCCTTACGCGCCGGCACGGCCCGAAAGCAGAGCTTCCGGGGTCGTGCAGACGTGAGCATTGAAGGCGTCCATGCTCAGTTCGACGTAGGCGTTGTAGCCCGAGGGATCCGGCACCTGCCGGGCGTAGTATTCCTGGCCCAGCGTGTTGACGAAGTTGAGGTCTTCGTCGTTCGGCGAGATGATCTTCTGGAACATGTCCGGCACGCCGACCGGGAAGAAGCGGCACTTGTCCGAGGCGATACCAACCGACACCGAGTTGGAATCGGTCGCGCCGCGGTAGTTGACCCATTCGACATTGCCGAAAACGAAGGACTCGTAAGCATTGGCGAGGCCAGTGCGAAGATCCTGCGCAGCCTGCCAGTTGAGATAGGTCTGGCGCACTTCCGTGTTGCTGGTGAGGCCATCGAAGAAGGTGTCGCCGCACAGCGCCATGATCCGAGTGTTCGGAGTGTCGCGGCCCTGAAGGGCGGTCTTGATCGGACGGATGACGTTAGCGCGGATGTATTCCGCAACGCCAGTGCGCGAGGCCCAATTGAAGCCCTGCTCGGTCGGCGGGGAGATGCCGAACTCGGTGAACCAGTCATAGAGGGTGCTGGTGCCGTCCGCGTCCAGAACCTTGCCCTGGATCATGCCGAGCAGGCGGTATTCCTCGGTCAGTTCGTGGTCGCGGCGCAGCTTGGAGTAGCGCATCATCAGTTCGCGCTGCACCGCCTCAAGGCCGGTTTCCTCTCCGAACGGGCGGATGTTGGCCAGTTCCACGGCGCGCAGTTCATCGACCTTGGCGGTGCGGATGGTGCGGAAGTCGCGGATGTTGCGGCGGTCGC